AAACTATGCTTCAACTGCGGTTACAAACATACAAGATTTGCTATTTTTAGAAAATCGCGACAGAACTTACGATAGTCAAATTTATAGAATTCGTGGAATTTATAATGTACAAAATATTGACTTTAACCTAAGTCAATTTGGTCTGTTTATTGATAACGACACACTTTTTATGACTGTACATATTAATGATTTCATTAACTATATTGGTCGTAAACCTATTAGTGGTGACGTTTTAGAATTGCCGCATTTACGAGACGACTTTGCGCTTAATGATGCGGATGTGAGTTTACCAAGGTATTATGTTATTGAGGATGTAGGTCGTGCTAGCGAGGGTTTCAGTCAAACATGGTTTCCTCATTTGTATAGATTAAAATTAAAACGTGTAACAGATAGCCAACAATTTGCTCAGATTTTAAATGCGCCAGCTACAGACATTAACGGTGATCCTGTTGCTAGCGGAGCAACTCTTAAAGACTTACTCAGTACATTCAACAAAGAACTACAACTTAACGATGCTGTTGTTGCTCAAGCAGAAATTGACGCACCTAAGAGCGGATATGAAACTAGACAATTCTACACACTTGCGGCAGAGAATGGCGGCACTACTACATTACAAACTGTAGACTCGGGAACAATGAATGCTAGCGGAGGATCGTTAGCTAGCGCACAAGACGGTGTTCCATTACGTACCGGTTATCAAGGCTACTTAGTAGGCGATGGATATCCAGTCAATGGTTATGCGTTTGGTTTTGGAATTCAATTTCCTAGCTTGCCTGCTAACAACGATTTCTTCTTACGTGTAGATATGTTGCCTAACAGACTTTATAGATTTGATGCCGATAGTAACGGATGGATTGCTGTTGAAGATGCTGTACGCATGAACATGACTAACAACGATACACGCAATACACAGAAGACTGGATTCATTAATAATGTAGAATATACATATAATAATGAGTTAGCTAGTGATTTTGTTAACTTGGCAAAAGATGCTACTGTAGTTAATACTACTATTGATTATGCCAATTTCCATCTTACACCTTATGTGGTAATTAGTTTGTCGACAGAAAAATTATCTTTTGCGTTAGCAGATTATCCAAATTTGTTTGTAAGTTATAGTTACACAAGTCCAACTGGTGTTATGAGTAACAAAATAAGAATACAATTACCAACTGTGCCAGATGTAAATAATAACCCAGTACAGCAAACAATTCCATTTGCTGGTCAATGGACTATTAAATTGTACAACAGTAGAGAAGAACAAAGACAGAGCCTTAGTCAGGTTCTTAGACCTAAGGCGGATTTATAATGCAATGGTTTTATGACGGACAGATAAGAAGATATATCACACAAACAATTCGTGTGTTTAGTAACTTTGTGGTCAAATATGGTGACGGAACACTACATCGTATACCAGTTGTGTACGGAGATGCTGACAGACAAGCCGCTAGTATTATTAGACAAAATAGCGAAAATGCGGTTAATAGTGTGCCGCGCATTAGTGTATATGTAACAGAATTAAAATTAGATAGAGATCGACTAGCTGATCAAACTTTCGTAGATAAAGTTCATATTAGAGAAAGAGACATTAATTCTGACGGCACACAATATCTTAATACACAGGGTAAAAATTATACAGTTGAACGTATAATGCCTACACCATTTCAATTAAAAATGAAAGTAGATATTTGGTCAAGCAGTACAGATCAAAAATTACAAATACTTGAACAAATTTTAGTATTGTTTAATCCTAGTTTAGAATTACAAACTACAGACAACTATATTGACTGGACTAGTTTAACAGTATTAAATTTAGAAGATATCAACTGGGATAGTCGTACAGTTCCTGTTGGAAATGATACACCTATTGATATTGCTACACTAACTGTAAGTACTCCTGCTTGGATTAGTCCGCCAGTTAAGGTTAAACATCTTGGTGTTGTTACTAAAATTATTGCCAATATGTATGGCGGTAGTGTTACTAGCGGAACATATATTGCTGGATTAGGTCGAGATCCTTTAGATCCAACTACAACATTAACTGATATATTAAGCACTACCACAACAACTGTTACCGGTTATAAGATACAAGTTTATAATAACCCACAAGGAGTAGGCCAAGCATTATTGTTAGGACCACACGAAAGTGTTATTCCACCAGAACCTAGTTTAGAAGCTGGTATTAGACAGGGTCCTGGTATTAATTGGTTAGAAGTGTTTAGTCAGTATCCTGGAAAATATGTAGCAGGTTCTAGTCAATTATTCTTACAACAACCAAATGGTAGTTATGTAGTAGGTACTATTGCTCTTAATCCATTAGACTATACTGTGCTAACTGTTAATTGGAACGATGATACCTTAACAACAAATACTGGTATTGACAGTAATGGTTATTTAGATTCTGATACAGAGCATTATAATGCCAGTACTAGTTATAGACCTAGTAGCCCTGGTACATTTGACGCAATTATAAATCCGCAAACATTTAATCCTCATCGTCCCCATAACGAAGTTAATCCTCCTAACGTAACTGTAGCGGTAGGTACACGTTATTTGTTAGTAGAAGATATTGGAGCAACAATTAATGAAGAACCTGCGCACGAATGGGGCGCATTAGTTGCTGTGGCAAATGATATAATAGAGTGGACTGGTTCAGAGTGGCACGTGGTGTTTGATTCAACTCACGATCACAATGCCTTAGTGTGGCAAACGAATATATACACTGGAATACAATACTTATGGAACAGTGTTTCATGGGTTAAGAGTTTCGAAGGTGAATATACTGCCGCACAATGGAAAATAGTACTGTAAAAGATCAGATAGTTTGTAGTGGAGCATTATTTTATGCTAAATCTACACGACGTTTTTTACTGCTACAAAAAGCACACGGCAAACACGAAGGCACTTGGGGATTAGTAGGTGGTACTAACATTCAGGGCGAGACTCCTTGGCAAGGTTTAGTGCGTGAAATCAATGAAGAAATTGGACCAAGTCCGGAAATAATTAAAACAATTCCTCTTGAAACTTTTGTCAGCAATGATAAAGTGTTTAATTTTCACACTTATTTGTGTGTAATAGAAGAAGAATTTATTCCATGCCTGAGCGACGAGCATTATGGGTGGGCATGGGCAACTATAGACCGTGCTCCTAAACCCTTACATCAGGGCCTTAGAAATAGTTTTAGCTCAAAAACTATTCGTACAAAACTTCAAACTGTATTCGATTTAGTAGATTTAATCTAGTGCCAAATTTGTCAAAAATTGATACACCTGTTAGATAAATTATAAAGTACAAATTTATTGTTTTAGGAGAGCAAATGGAAAACTTTAAACCAATAAGAGATCGCGTTCTTATTGAAAAAATTAAGGACGATTTAAAAACTAAGAGCGGACTTATTGTTTCGCAAGATGCGCAAGAACGTCCAACAAAGGGCACTATTCTTGCTGTAGGTCCAGGTAAATTAACTGACGAAGGTACAGTTTTACCTATGCCAGTAGCAGAGGGAGACGTTATATTTTATCCAAAATATGCCGGATTTCCTATTAAATTAAACAACGAAGAATATCTAATCCTTGAAGAAAAAGATATACTAGGCATATTCACAGGAGATGAAAAATAATGGCTAAAATCAGTCACAGAGTTGTTACAATGGGGCAAAAGAGCCGAGATGCTCTTGTAAAAGGTGTAAACATATTAGGCGATGCCGTTAAAGTAACATTAGGACCAAAAGGTCGAAATGTTGTTATTGCTCGTCAATTCGGTGCTCCACACGTAACTAAAGATGGTGTTACAGTTGCTAAAGAAATCTTCTTAAGAGACAAACTAGCCGACACCGGAGTAAGAATGATCAAACAAGCGGCAAGTCAAACTAGTAGTGATATCGGTGACGGTACAACTACTGCTACAGTTTTAGCTCAGGCTATGATTCGTGAAGGTATGAAATTCGTTACTGCTGGAATCAGTCCAATTAATTTAAAAAGAGGAATCGATAAAGCAGTAGTTGCGGCAGTTGCTGAATTAGAAAAAATTAGCAAAGAATGCGAAGATGAAAAAACTATTCGTCAAGTAGCTACTATTAGTGCTAATAATGATGAAGACATGGGGGCATTAATTGCTAAAGCCATGGTAGCTGTAGGTAAAAAAGGAATTGTTACTGTAGAAAATGGCACAGGGCTTGAAGATAGTTTTGCTCAAATTAGCGGTTTATCTTATGAACAAGGTTTCCTTAGTCCGTATTTTATTAATACTGACAAACAACGCTGTGTATTAGAAAATCCTTATATTTTAATTTGTGATAGACCGATTCTTAATATACAAGATATTGTTCCTATTTTAGACAAACTCGCCGCAACAAAACGTCCGTTCGTTATCATGGCAGAATCATTAGAAACCGATGTATTAGCTACGCTAGTTATTAACGTTATCAATGGTGGTATCAAAGCGTGTGCTATTCGTGGTCCTAACTGGAAGGGTCCTAAGCGTAGTATTTTAATTGAAGATATTGCTATACTTACAGGTGGTAAAGTAATTTCCGATGGGTTAGGTACTCGTGTAGAAAATGCTGAATTGTCTGATTGCGGTCAATGTAACAGAATTGAAATCAGTGCTGATAGAACAACTATCATTGGTGGGCATGGATCGGACGAAGCTGTTCAGGACAGAATTAAAGCAATTCAAGTTCAAATTGAAGAAGAAGAAGGCGATCATTTAGCGATTCCTCCTGTACTAAGTATCGATGAGCACTACGAACGTATCGCAAACTTATCAGGCGGAGTAGGAGTTATCCGTGTAGGATCTGCTACTAAGATGGAATTAGATGAAAAGAAAGATCGAGTAGATGATTCTTTGTGCGCTACTAGAGCCGCTATTGAAGATGGCGTAGTGCCCGGTGGTGGTGTTTCTTTTATTCGTGTTCGACAAAAACTTAAAGACCTTGTTACAAATAATGTAGAACAAGATGCTGGTGTAAAAATTGTTCTAACAGCGTTAGAAGAACCATTACGTCAAATTGCCGCTAATGCCGGCGATAGTCCAGATGTTATTGTTAATAAGGTTTCAGAAGGCGATGACGAGTTTGGATATGATGCTAGTGACAGTTCTTTTGGTCAGATGTTTGACATTGGAATTATCGATCCTACTAAAGTAGTTAAAACAGCATTGATTAATGCAGCCAGTGTTGCTAGATTGTTGCTAACTACAGACTGTGCGATTTATGAAGATGAAGATGAATCCGATTTAAGTATTGTTGGGCCTCAACCTAATATTAATCAAGGATTTGGTCCTCAATATCAGGACGCTTTGGGTAGTAAATAATATTACTCCAACAAAAAAGGCAGATTAAATCTGCCTTTTTTAATGACTATAAATTCTAAAAAATTAAGCTGGTTTCACTGGCCAATTAATTTCCCAAGGGAATGTTGCTTGATTAGTTACATCGCGCAATTCTTGTCTGTATGTGGCATAAGCAGTTTTCTGAGCGTCAGATAAACGACCTTGTCCAGCAGTAGTATCAGTCCAGTCAGATGCTATTAGCAACTGATCGCGATTTTCACGAATTTGTGCTTCTAAGTCTTCTTGTGATGTTGGTTGAGTGCGGAAACCTTCGGAGTAATCACCGATTGGGCAACCTAAACCATGTCTTGGTTCGCCGTATGTACCTGCGTTAACTGCGGCCAATACTGCTTGTGAAAATGCATCACCTGTTTTAACAGCACGAAAATCTACTGGATTAGTACAACCTTTAAATACGATTTTTAACCAGTATTCGTCTACGCCTATCATATAAGCTACTAATGGAACGCTTTCTATATCATCTAATGTAAATGCTTTAATAGTCATTTGAACTCCTCAATTGGGTATTATTAGTTATTTATGCCGCGACGTGTTTCGGCTTTTCTACCTAAACCGGGTCTTTTATCATATTTAAATGCTGGATAATAAGGACCGTTTTTGTCAATATAGTGAAAAAATGCCTGTACTTGATAGCTACCATAGCTAGCATCAAACTTTTCTCTCCAGTGTTCCACTTCGCACCCTCTGTATATTATTAAATCACCGGGTTCTTGTAAAATCATTTCACCTGGATTTCCGGCACTAACGAATCCTCTAGGAGGATTTAGCCCTACAGAATCTTTATCTACGTACATACCCCAGTTGTAATCTGGATTATTATTAAGGTATTTGTAACCCAAACACACAGTGGTACTGATTTCACAGCTTTCTCTATCTTTATGACGTGCCAAATCCATACCTGGACGATATACCCTGTAGTATGTATATGTAGGTGCTAGTTCTAATCCTGTATATTTTTCCATGTATGGTAACAAAAATGACATTAATGTTTCCATAAAAGTATCACTATACACAGAGTGTGCTCCTGGGACTTGTGCGTTAGGGTCTTCTGGTGTAAATTCTGTTTCTTCTTTCAAAAGAGCGTACTTTGTAGCCACTCGACACAAATCATTTGGTATAACTTTTTTAAGCGCCAAATAACTGTCTTTTTTAAATTGTTCAGGGTATGTTATTTCCATGGTGTTCCTATATTCCAAGCAACTAGACTGTAACGTGTGCCGCGTGTTACAGGTGTAACCTGATGTTGTATGTGCGATGGAAATACAATTACAGATCCTTGTGGACGTATTTCTTCGCAAGTATGATATCTGTCTTCTCTATGCGGGCCTAAATCAAATTTTAAATTGCCGCCATCATATTCACTAGGATCATTTAGACTTACTGTAACACTAAGTTTTCGTATTTTACCTATACGGTCTTTAATAGAAGTGTATCTCATATCAGCTGGCAATACATTTCCAAGAAAATCTTTTACAGGGTTGCCGTTTTCATCTTTTTGAAGTTCGTGTATATTAGGGTCAAATTCTTCATAAGGATACGCATTAGCGTCTGCATGCCATCCGTAAAATTGCCCGGGACCGTACTTGGTAAATTGTAAATCTTCTGTATAATCCCAGTCAAAATTCCAATTAGCCTGTTTGTTTGCGCCACGTACATATGGCCATAGTAATTCATATAGTTTTGAATCATTTAAAAATACAACATTAGAATCTCTAACATAAGTTTTTGAAAGATCCTTACCTTCTTGTTGTAATGATTCTATAGTATTATCTGCTACAGGTATCTCAAGGCCAGGTTTTTTCTGTACCCAGCCTCCAACACTTGCGTTAACTGAATCTTCACCAAATTTTTCTTTCTGTTCTAACATCTTATTTAGACCCATTTCGATAATTTGGTTACAAACATCTGCTGGAATAACAGATTTAAACCACCAATAACTATATTCTAAAATCACTTAAAAATGGCCCCATGAACATGACCAACAATAATGCTATTCTTACCACTAGTTACAGGAGTAATTCGCCAAGGCATATATGAAGGAAATACTAAACATGTTCCTTGTTCGGCAATATTAACTTCGCCGGTATCTGTATTGAGAAATTCAACTTTTCCACCTTCGTATGTAGTGTCGTCTGTTAAATTAATAATAAATGTAATTTTACGTGAAGGAGCCATTGGAGTTATTTCAATATGCCAATTATAATAGTCGCCTTCTTTATACTGAAAAATTTGTGGGAAATCCTGATCAATAATTCCTAGCAAATTAAAATCATAAATTTCTGTATTAGCAGATTTAGTAACATCGCGAATATTTACAAAAGGAAATCCGCTAACATCCCCTCTTAATTTTTGTCGTTTAGCTGAATGAAAATTCTTATCTCCAATAACTTTAGTTGGCAACCAAAGTTCTTCAATACACCCTGCTAAGATTTTTTCACATTCTTCTTTAGTGAAAATATTAGATTTATTAACTGATACAATGTCTAAAGTTGCCATTGGCGTACCTGTTTCTTCGGCCAAATCTGTAAAACCGCTGTTTGATTCGAATTCGTCTGTCATAATTACTCCGGGGAAAATGTATAGTTACTTATCATAGAAAATTTTAGATATTTGTAATTTTGAACTGGTTTATTTTAGGTGCCCACGTGCTATATGTAAATATATTACTTGGAGATTGTATGAATATAGTCGTAGTCGGTGGAGGCACAGCAGGGTGGTTAGCTGCATTATTTTTGCTTAAGAAGCTAGAAGGGCAACACTCTGTTACGGTTGTTGATTCTAGCAAATTAGGAATAATTGGTGTTGGCGAAGGGACTACTGGGTATTTGACATCAGTTGTTACAAATGAATTATGGAATTTTGGATGCGATCAAGACGAGTTTATTAAAGAAACTGGTGCTTCGATAAAATACGGAATTAAACACAAGGGATGGACTAATAATTTAGATCAACACTATATTGGACCACTCGATGGTAGTTTAACATATAAAATGCTACCAGATTTATTGTTTGCTCATGGATTAAAAAATCTCCCCAATGATGATTTTCATATAATATCCCCACTGGGTTACAAAATTAAAAACAACTTATCTAGTTTTAATTATAAAACACAATCTTTTGTTAATAGCGATTACGGATTCCATGTAGACGGACATCTAGTAGGAAAATATTTTAAAAAACTGTGTATGAGGCAAGAAAACATTAACCATATTGATTGCGAAATTACAGGAGTTAATCTCGACGACCGAGGGTATGTTAAAGAATTAATATCTTCGGATAATCAAATCATAAAAGGGGATTTTTTCTTAGACTGCAGTGGATTTGCTAAACTGCTAATGAAACATTTGCCTAATAAATGGATTAGTTATAAAGAAAATTTACCGGTTAATACAGCAATGCCGTTTCTATTACCCTACGATGTAGAAGAAACTCCAGAACCGTATACAACTGCGTGGGCGCAAAAAGCTGGATGGATGTGGCGCACACCACTATTACATCGTAAAGGCAATGGTTATACTTTCTGCGATGCGTTTACGACTCCTGAAAAAGCTCAAGAAGAAATTGAAACTATTCTAGGACAAGAAATAGACCCAATAAAAATTATTAAATTTGAATCTGGTAGATTAGAAAATGTTTGGGTTAACAACGTTGTAGCTATTGGCCTAAGTGCTGCATTTTTAGAACCATTAGAAGCTACTGGAATACACGCTGTAATCGTTCAGCTTAAAAATTTAATATTCGAATATATAAAACCAACTGTAGATCTTACAGTAAATACAGGTAGTATAAAACAATATAACAACCGAATAGGAACGTTGTACGAAGATCTTAAAGATTTTGTAGTTATGCACTATATGGGAGGAAGAACCGATAGTGAATTTTGGAGACATATTTCTTCTGGGGCTACTCGAACAGAATTTGTAGACACGTTATTAACAATGTCAAAAAATAGATTGTGTACATATAACGATTTTCCTGAGTATTTTGGAAGCGCAGGTTGGGGAATATACAGTTTTGTCATGGCCGGTATAGGTATTATAGACGCTGACATGGCTTATAACGAAATTAAAATACCGGCTATGGATAATCAAACATCCATGGACCGTTATACAGAAACAGCATTTGGTCAGACTTTGTCAAATTGGTGTCAAGAATCAGCAGATTTAATGCCGTTTGATCAGTTTTGTAAATATTATCAGGATAATTTATGCATATAGTAATAGTAGGCGGAGGCACAGCCGGTTGGGCAACAGCATTAATGGCAGCCACTAGATGGAAACAACACAAAGTCACAGTTATTGAATCGACAAAAATTGGTGTTATCGGTGTAGGCGAAAGTACCACTGGTAGATTAACTGACTTAGTAAATAATTTCTTTTATGATTTCGGGTGTGACCACGATGAATTTATTGCTGAAACAGGTGCCACACTAAAATATTCTATTAAACATAAAGGCTGGACTAATAATATAGACGAATATTATCAAGGACCAATCGACGGTAGTTGGACTAACAGCGCATCTCCAGATGCCTTGTTTGCTTATGGAATTGCTAATTTAAGTCATCACAAAGATATCGGTAAAACTTCTAAAATAGGTCACCGAATTCTTGCTGGCGGCAGTAATTTTAATAAAGCTACAAATACGTTTAATGATTATAATCACGCAATGCACGTAGATGCGCATCTAGTTGGAAAATACTTTAAAAAGGTATGCATGCGTAACAACTTAAATGCCAACCATATAGATTCAGAAGTACTAGATGTAGCGTTACACAGTGAAACTGGAAATATAAAGTCGGTATTATTAAAAGACGGGCAAACTATCGAAGGCGACTTCTTTATTGATTGTACTGGATTTGCTAAAGTCCTTATGAATAAATTGCCAAACAAATGGATTAGCTATCAAAAACATTTACCTATTAACACCGGACTGCCATTCCAGTTAAAATATTTAGACAACGAAATGCCAGAACCTTATACAACTGCTTGGGCACAAAAATCTGGATGGATGTGGCAAATTCCGTTGATGGATAGAAAGGGTTGCGGATATGTGTTCAGCGACGAATTCACAACTCCTGATAAAGCTCAAGAAGAAATTGAAACTATTTTAGGTAGAGAAATAGATCCTATTAAAGTAATTAAATTCCATACCGGCAGACAAGATAACGCATGGGTTAAAAATTGTATTACTATAGGATTAAGTAGCGCATTCTTAGAACCATTAGAAGCTACTAGTATTCATACTACTATTGTACAAGCACATAACTTTGTGTTTGAATACTGCGGAAATACCTTAGAAGAAACTATGAACGAAGGAACTATGAAAATTTACAATCAACGAACTAAAAAAATGTTTGACGATGTAAAAGATTTCCTAGTTATGCACTATATGGGTGGTCGTTCAGATAGTGAATTTTGGAAATATATCGGTACTGGCGCAACTAAGACAGATTTTGTTGAATCTTTATTAAGTATGTCTAAAACAAGATTACCAAGTAGCAACGATTTTCCTTTATATCAAGGTAGCGCAGGATGGGCATTATATAGTTTTGTTATGGCGGGCTTACACATGTTTGATAAACAGCTTGGTAATAACGCATTACAACAATCTATTCCTAGACATGGAAGCATGGCAGATATTGCGTTAGAAACTTTTTATGAACTACAGTGGAAATGGGATCAAGAAGTTAATGAATGTTATTCTTATGATGATTTTATTAGATATTTTAGACAGTTGAGATATAAAAATGGATTTTCAGATATCAAATATTAAGGATGAAATCCTTATTATAGAAAATGTAATACCGCCTTCGTTACAAAATGCTGTTATACAGCGTGTACAAGGGGATCAACATTTTCCATGGTTTTTATTACATAGAATTGGTCACCCGGATCAGTTCGGGCCTGGCACGGTCGCTGAATATGCCGATCCTAATATAACTGATGATGTTGGTTTTTTTCATATGGCGTTTGATGGTAGTAGTTCGTCTACTCACTATGATTTTTTTAGAAGTATTTTAGAGTTTTTTTTAGAAAAAACAAACATTAAAATATCTAATTTATTAAGAATTAGATTGCGATATACACACAAGGGCAAAGGCCACACAACAACTAAGTATGCAGCTCCGCACGTAGACTTTAATACTCATACTCCGTACAGTACCTTTATATATTACGTAGACGATAGCGACGGAGATACTATAATTTTTGATAAAATTTTTAATCCCGAAGAAGAAATGTACAATCCAATTATAGCAGAACCGTTAGTAGAATTGTTAAGATGTACACCTAAAAAGGGTACAGGGTTATATTTTAATGGGCATAGATATCATGCTGGTAATTTTCCCGTAGAGTATAGCTCTAGAATCGTTATTAATTTTGATTTTACAACAATATGAAACACAGACGCATTGATGTAGACGGTAATAAATTTATTAACATATATGATGATATGTTTGATTTCAGCCGAATGTTTCAAATGCTAGAAATTGCTAAAAAATCAGGATATAAAATTGAAAGATCTGCTCCTTCGACCGTTCCAGTTACTCAGCAATTTAAAACTTTAAAAAGCGAATATAGTATATACGATGTGTTATGGCTGGAATTTTTTAAAGGTTCTTGTACTGATGTTATTAAACAGCAAATAATAGATAATAACCTTAGAATAAGCAGAGCTTATATTAACCTGTCAACAGCACAGGATGTTTATCATTATCATATTGATAGTGATGTTGATGAAGATTTTACATTACTATATTATTTTAATACAACGTGGGATCCTAGCTGGGAAGGTGAAACACATTTTTCAGATCCATATGCTAAAGAAATTTTACATAGCATTTCTTTACTACCTGGTAGAGTAGTTACATTTTCAGCAAGCATTCCACATAAGAGTTCAGGGCCTTCGTTCTTTTCTCCAGAATTTAGATTTGTATTAACTATGAAATTTCATACTAGAAAACATTCTGGATATTATGAATGTTTTCCTATAGCAGATTTATTTCCAGAAGGCAACATAGATATAAGTGAATTTGAACAGGAAGCTATAGATTATTTAAAATCTAGTACACAAGGAATAAGACACAGCGGAATTGAGTTTTTCGATCACTGTTTTAATGTTTATAAAATTTTAAAACTTCAAAATCAACCGTTACATATTTGCCTAGCTGGGTTGTTTCACTCTGCGTATGGAACTGAATTTTATAGCACGTTTCAAATCAGCGACAGAGACCATTTAAAATCTTTAATTGGAGAACGTGCCGAAGAATTAGTGTTTAATTTTTGTAGCTTACCAGATAGAGATAAGCAATTACTAGATGCTAGATGGACAGACTCCGAACCAGTTTTACTAGCTTATGCAAATTTGCTAGATGAAATTACTAGAAAACAAGCATTTGAAGAAGATGTTATTGCTTATAAAAACAAATTAGAAAAAATTAAAAGATAAACTTATACGTCTATCGTCTTCTTCTTCGGTTAAGTTTCTTTCAACAAAATGGGTTAAATGTCCGGGAAACAATATTAACATACCTTCTTTAGGTATAAACCAGTGCTCGGTGTTTATCCTATTGTTATCAAACTTTTTTCCTCTGATAAATTTTGTCATAAATTCCATACGATCAATTTCGCTAGGGCTTCTTAAAAAGTGTATATGGCCGCTATCCTTAGGAACTTTTATATAGTAAACTCCGCTAAGAAATGAACTAGGATGTGTGTGTTCTCTATTATATGTATGTTTTCCGTTAACATTATACCAGTAATTCATTTTACGTTCGCCCGTAGGCAATGCCCAAACTTCGTCAACAACGTGATTACTCATAGGAATAATATGTTCATTAAATAAATTTGCGGTTTCTGGATTATCAAAATCAGGAAAATACATACTAGGAGATTGATATCCACCAGCATTACTAAACGTATTACTTGGTTTAGTAGCTTGAACTTGTTCAACACCTTCAATTATTGCCTTGTTGTTGACAGTTGTAAGATAACTAGTATAGCAAGAGCTTACAAACATTGGATTTTCAGTAAGAGTCATCATGAGATATTTATAACCCTAAAAAACAGAATATATTAAATATGGCAAGCCACCCATTTGAACGATATCTTATAAGCAGAGATAACTATTTTGAAAATCCAGAAGATGTTATTGCGCTATCTAATAATGTAACATATTCACGAGCTAGTTACTATCCTGGATTAAGATCAGAAAATTTAATGTTTAGCGAAGATCCGGTAATAAGCGGTTTTGCTAATTATTTTTCTAATAGAGTTTCTTACGATGTATTTCCTGGAATTCGCAATTATCACATAGATATATTCTTCCATATAAATGAAGTGTACGAAGATGACGAACTTAACCAAGGGTGGGTACACACGGACGATGCTGTACTTGCTGGATTAATATATCTGACTAGTAGCGAATCAAATTTTAATACTGGCACTTCGATTTTTTTAGGTGAGGGCATACCTAAATTGCGTGATAAAGAAGTCTTTACACAACTCAATTTACATGGAGTTGTTGAAGATGATTACAAACAACGTTTACAAGAAAACAGAAGTTGTTTTACAGAAACAATTCGTATTGGAAATCATTACAATCGTATGGTCGGTTATGATTCTAAAATGTATCATCGTCCAAATAATTACAAAGCTTCGTCGGATATACGTAAAACTTTATTGTTTTTCATATATAGTTTTGACCATATTAACAATAACTTAAATAGCATATGAACCAATTAAAAAAAATATCAGTAGTAGGCGGCGGAACTGCCGGATTCGTAGCTGCACTTATACTTAAAACTAGATTTCCTGCTTCTGAAATAGAACTTATTAGATCTCAAAGGATTGGAATTATTGGTGTGGGGGAAGGTAGTACAGAACACTGGAATGAATTTATGCAATATATTGGCGTAAATTTTAAGACTGTAATTAAACATTGTGATGCTACATTTAAATCAGGAATTATGTTTAAGGGGTGGGCAGAAAATGATTACCTACATAGTACAAGTCCGGATGCCGAACAGAAAAACGGTCAATCTTATCCAACATATGGAAAAATTATCGGAGAAGGGTTAGGTAATAGATTATTAAATCCCGGAAGTGCTTGGAAAAATCAAGTAGTTGCGTCTTACCTTACATCCGACAGAGGGCCTTTCAATCAGTACCACTTTAATACACAAAAGTTAAATGATTTTTTAACAAAAGTCGCACAATTAAAAGGAATCAACATCATCGATGACGAAATTACAGATATTGTATTAGATGACTCGGGTGCTATTGATTATCTTGTAGGCGAAACTGGAGAATATAAATCTACCTTTTACATAGATAGTACAGGTTTTAAAAAATTACTAATATCAAAATTAGGTGCTAAGTGGCAAAGTTATAGCAAATATTTAAAAATGAAATCTGCTATAATGTTTCAACTACCTGATACTGATGAATATAACTTATGGACTACTGCTCAAGCGATGGATTATGGGTGGATGTTTAGTATTCCAGTATGGGGAAGAAGCGGAAACGGTTATATCTTCGATAGCGATTATATAACTGCCGACCAAGCCAAGGAAGAAGTTGAAAGATTTTTAGGTAAAGAAATACAAGTAGGCAAACAAATTAACTTTGATCCAGGAGCATTAGACAAAGTATGGATTAAGAATTGTTGTGCAATTGGTCTAAGTGCTAGTTTTGTAGAACCTTTAGAAGCAACTAGCATTGGCACAAGTATACAACAAGCATTTTTGTTAATGCACAGATTACCTAATTATGACGACCATACCATAGAAGTATACAATCGCTCCGTTGACGAAATTTTAACAAACATTCGCGATTTTGTTATATTACATTATGTGACTAATAAAGAAAATACACAATTTTGGCGTGATATTAAAAACTTAGAGTTGCCAGAAAAACTAGCAACTAATCTTAAAAGATGGCGTAAAAATTTACCTATAGCCGAAGATTTTAGAAGCGGCACAGATTATATTTTATTTAGAGATCCACATCATATACATATTTTAAACGGATTAAACTTGTTCGATAGGTCGGCAATAAGAGAAGAATTTGAATTAATGCATCCTGTTATTAAGGAGCAAGCCGAATCTGCTATCAGAAATATAAAAACATTGGAGCAAATAACTCCAACAATAGGACATAAAGAGTTTATATCAAAAATACGTGCTAGTTAAAATTCATACTAACACTGATACGAGGTTCAGTGTTAGTTCCTGGAGTAACTAAATGTCTAAGGTATGATCTAAAAATAACAAGACTACCTTGTTTTGGTTCTACTCCTGTTTTAGTAAAACTCAACATATTTTTTTCAGTTATATTTTTTACTGGTTTCATATCTGGTTCTTTAGGATCTTCAAATACAATTTGACCAGACCCTTCTGGGGCAGTTATATAATACGCTAAACTAAAAGTATTGCCATTGTGCGTGTGCCCTTCTTGAAAATTTCCAGATTCGGCAATATTCACCCAGGCATAATCACACTTAAATGAGCCTGTACTGCCGTGCATTTTAGCAAAATTATTAACATGATTAGTAATAGATGCTATTAATGGTTCAAATACTGGGTCATTTAAAATGTCAAACGTTCCATGAGTAGTATATGTGTCTCCATACCAGCCATCTCCGCCTGATGGTATAGTTTGTTTATAATTTAAAACGTGTTGAGCCCATGAATCATTTTGTTCTTTAGAAAATAATTCATCCTCGGTATATATTGCTACCGGAAACCACATTTCAACGCGGGGCATCTGGCGCTCCCCAAATATTAAATGAAATAGATATTCTATTTTCTTGAGATCTATTGAATCCAACTGCGTGTTGTAGCCAAGATTCGAATAGTATCATTTTTCCTTTGGTAGGTGTATATTCCATATTGATGTCGCCGTAAGGATTTTCAGGAGTCTTTTTTATTTTATAAAAAAATGCGGTATTTTGTTTTCTAGCTTCTAGCGGATTAAAAAATGTAATATCTCCACAATTTTCAGGAGTTTGTAAATATACAACACCACTAACTATTGCTCCATAGTGTTCATGTCTGTGAAAATAGCTATTAGGATTGTTTAATTGTAACCAGCTAGTAATTTCTATAAAACAATCTGGTTTATATCCTAATTCGTTCATAAATTCTCTAGCTTTAATATTAATAATTTCTAGTAAATCGTAATCTTGTAATTTTCCCAGCAAATTTGTATCAGGATCGCTATAGTATGTAGTATCTAGCTTGCCTTCAGTAACTCCAAAATTATTATTTTTTACAAAATTATTAATCAAAGCAAGACTGTTATCTATGACTTGCTCGCTTATCATAGTAGTTGCTATAGGAACGGCAAAATGATTTTCTATGTTGAGAGACATTCTAAATTAAGGTTAAGTATTACACGTCTATTAGACTGTATAGGATTACTAGCAGTATGATATTGCCATCCGTCTATCCAAAGTAATCTATTTGCCTTTGGGTAAACACGATCCTTAACCGTAAATCCTTTATTAATTCTTTTTCCAAATCTAAATTCTTGATCAAAAATGTAAGTAGGGCCATCGGAATCGTTAAAATAAAATATCAAACTTACATGTGGACGAAAATAATCAACGTGCGGTATGTTATAATTCCCGTCTACAAATCCTATTTTAGGAGTTTTTTGACTTAGTCTATTGCGTATTAGATGCTCGGGTTTAAATCCAAACCGATGTTCTAATTCTTGATAAAAGGGTGTAAAAACTTTATGTACAAAACTTATTGCATCGTTTTCAGGATCAAAAATTATGTGATGCAACCCATCAGTTTCTACAGCCATGGGATCCTGAATATCATTTGCACGTGGATCTATGGACACAGCTTCCGAATAAAACCAAGGAAATTCCATGCTCAGTACGTATTTTTGAAGATGCTCAAAAACTTCTTTAGGTAAAAAATCGTCTATTATTTTCATAGGCAAATATTTATGAAATATTCAGGTGGGGCTGAAAATAAAATAAGTACATGATGAATCATTGTGTACTTCCGTTATTTTCGACACCGTTATACTGTACTCAACTGGATATTAGTAAATGTCCAAGCTGGGATACAGTTGAATGGACTGAAATTGGCGGGCATGAAATGAGTAAAAATAACTATTTTTTAGATTTACCCGAGTGGCAAGATTTAAAAAGTCAAATAAGAACGCATTTACAATATTTTTTCTACGAAGAATTACACGCCAGTCCAGACTGCGGCATTAAAATTACTACTAGTTTAGCTAACAGAAACTACCCCGGGCAAGGCCACCCAAGGCACACACACTCGAATAGCGTGTTTAGCGGATGTGTATATTTTGAAAATCATCCTGCTCCTATTAAGTTTCTCCGTGGGGGCTATAAACAACTAAGGTATGATACTGTAAATCACAATTTTCACAATGCCGAATTTTGGACCATCAATCCAGAACCAGGTTTGTTGTTGATTTGGCCTAGTGATTTAGACCATGAAGTTGAATCACTTGTTAGTACAGATGCTGTTAGACATAGTATTGCGTTTAATTCTTGGTTAGTCGGCAATGTTTGCTCTAGCACTACTACTCCGTTGGTATTATAATGTTTGATATATTCATTAAAAAGAAAAAAATAGTTGTAGATTGTTTTACAAACAATATTAATGCCTACGACTTATTCCCTATAAAAGAATCTAAAGAATTTTATCCAGAGTGGTGGAAAAATTTACCTAAAATAGAGCCTACTGAAAACAAAAATGGTATGCTTATTAATCGTTCTAATATGAAACGATGCGAAGGATTCATGGCGTTATATCAGCAGGGTTTTATAATTCCTCTATGGAGTGATGTAGTTATACAAACACAGGCTACAAATTGTAATTTTGAATTTGCCGATAATCTTAGCAATTTAACACATCATAATAACCATCAATTATCACAAGAATGGTACAATTATATTCATGTTAAGTTCGAAAGTCCCTGGCGTATCCAAGAAAAATCAGGTGTAAAATTTGCCTTTATACAACCTACATGGAATAATCCCCGAGATTTGATGGTCAGCCATACTCCTCCAGGCGTAATAGATTTTAAATATCAACATACTTCAAGTATAAATATTTTCCTATTAAAAAGCAAACGATACGAGTGGAACGCTGGCCATCCTTTAGCGCAACTATTGCCACTATCGGATAGTGATATTGAATTACGAAAACATTATGTTGGCGGGAATGACAAAGAATTAGCTAAAGTAATGAATCGTAATTTGCCGTTTTTTGAATCAGCGTATAGAAAAATTAAAAAAATAAAACAAGGACAATGTCCTTACAAGGAATAATTATGAAAGTAGAAAAGTTAGTAATTGTAGGTGGAGGAACAGCAGGCTGGATGACTGCCGCATATCTTTATAACAACAACCCTGAGATAGAAATTGTAGTTGTTGATAAAGAAGTAGGTAGCCCTATCGGCGTCGGTGAAGCTACTTTAATTAATTTTAAAAACTTTTTAGATGAATGCGGATTTGAATTAAGCGATTGGTTTCCTAAAATTGACGCAGGATATAAATCTGGTATTTTGTTTACCAACTGGACTAAACCAGGCAATGAAATTTGGCATCCTTTTTATAAAGGTAACAGACTTTTAAAATATGGTTACAGCAATTATCCTAATGATGTATACGTACATGATATATGGACATTGAATCAACAATACGATTATAAGAAATACGCTATTGGAACATACGACGTTAATATTAATCATAATAAAGTAGATCCGAGTATCATGGCCGTCGATGGATACGGCTATCATGTTGATTGTGGCAAACTAACCATGTATATACAAGATAAGCTAAAAAATGCCATTAAGATTATTCGATCAGATGTAGTCGATATTGCTCATAAAGAAAACGGTGACATAGATCATTTAATACTTAAAAACGGAGAAATTGTAGAAGGTGATTTGTTTGTGGACTGTACAGGATTTAGAAGTATCTTAAGACAAGCTGATAAACGTGTTGATTTGTCGGATAGATTATTTGTAGATACGGCTGTAGTACACCCAGTTCCATATGAAGACAGAGATAAAGAATTTAAACCGTTTGCTGAATGCGAAGCGGTAGACCACGGTTGGATTTGGAAAATTGGAGTTAGCAGTCGTATTGGGTCTGGGATGCTATTCAATCGTAGTGTTACAGATCCAGAAGAAGCTAAAGATTACTTTGTAAAATACTGGAATAATCGAATTGATCGTGACACAGTTAGAGTGATTGATTGGACTCCATTTTATAATGAAGATCAGTGGAAAGGTAATTGCGTACAAATTGGTCTAAGTGCTGGATTTGTAGAACCACTGGAAAGCACAGGTATAGCATTAATTACATCGGGCGCAACACAAATACATAATGCCCTTAGAGAACAATTCTATGATCAAAATAGCACAGACTATTTTAATCAAACTATGAAAATGTATTTCGAAGACGTTGTAGATTTTGTAGCGGTGCACTATGACCGTAATGAACGTACTACTCCTTTCTGGAATTATGTAAAGAATAAATTTAAGCCTAGCGAACGTATGCAACATCATATTGATTTAATAGCAAATCCTAAGGCAACTTTACCTTACAAGGGCAGATTTAACACAATTTTCAATGGTGTTAATTTCAGTGCTATCCTGATACAAATGGGATATCCAGTAGCTCCGCGAAATATTCCGTTGAGTCCGGAAGAAGCAGAAAATATTATGTTAAGAAATTTTGTTAAACATGATAAACATAGACATGTCGCTGGAATGTTACATAGTCAGTTAGTAGATAGAATTTTTGAGACCAGCATTATATGAAAATAGTTAATTGGTCGTTTATTACTAGCCACGATTGGTTTAAAGATCACGCAGAGGAAATACGTCCTCTGATGGATCCTGATTATTATCCTTATACTAGTTTAATAAAAGATATAACTAAAACTAGAAAGGGTGTTATATATTTAAAATGCCCGGCAAATACTGATTTTTTAAAAAATACATTTGTTTTCAGAGCACCGTTTGATCTTACTATAGATGTTGAAGTAAGTGAAATTGATACAGAACCTAATAGAATATGGTGTCCAAATATTAATCAAACAGTATTTGATAAATTAATCGACACACGATTTTTATATAATGACGCAAGAGGTATAGATCCTTATCCGCTAGTTGGGCTTGATTGGTTGAATCAATTTACTTGTACAGAAAGTATGATAGTGCAAGTAATGCCAGCATTTTTACATCACAACGATTTTACTGAAAAAGCTACGATGATTCCTGGCGAATACGATATTAGTAAATGGACTAGGCCCGTAGAGCTTGTATTTGAAGTTAGGTCTAATAGAGAAACTATTGTAATTAAAAAAGGCGATGCTATGGCTTATTTTAAATTCCGTAGTGATGAAGCAGTTAAGTTAGTAGAACAGCCAACACCGTGGGATGAAATCTATTTGTGCGATCAAATTAAAATGAAAAATCGTTTTAGACCATTAAAAGAAAGATATGCCGCACTTGCTGAAGCTAGAGCAAGCGGATGTCCGTACGATCATTCAAAGCCTCCAGTCTAAACTTTTTTCAAAATAATATTCAAACGGACGATTAGTGTCTGCTTGCCATTCAATAGACTTCATATCGAGTTGATTGGTGTCTAGCCACGTGTTAATACACTTGGCAAACAATTGATTATTAATATCATTCATATGATTTTGTCTTCGACAATCATATTTTTTCCACCAGTCATTAGCATTAGGGCCTAAGTAATAACTAATATCAATTTCTCCTATTGAATTGATATCTATTTGATCTGGATGCATGTAAAGACTTTCTGTTTCAGGTATTGCCGATATTATCAAAGCGTCTGGTCTTTTAGTTCGAATATCATTTAACATTAATAAATGATAATCTCTACGCTGTTGTTCATTGCCTACATGAATCCAGTAATTATATAAATTTAATAATTGTTTCCGAACAGGAACAGGAGTTGTTTGATTTTTTAAATGATATTCTAGATGATTTATACTAGATATATGTGCGAGCGGGGTTTCTCCGTCATCTAAATTTTCAATATATTGTCGTGCCCAGTGGGTAACTACAAACACTATCTTATCGTAAGAATTTTGAAAATTGGTAAATTGTTTCCATGCGTGATATAAACTACTACCGCTGATCGCATGATTGTGTATCTTGTAAGGTGTTAAATCTTCAAGATATTGACTCCAGCCAGTATGATATACTTTTTTATTTATTGCAGCGTAAGAATCGCCAAATATTCCCAGTGTTTGTTCCATGCTTTATTTAAGCTGGAACAAACTGAGTATTAATATTTTATAACAACTATACCAGAACCGCCGCCAGCGTGTCCGTGACATCCGCCGCCGCCCCCGCCACCGGTATTAACTCCGCCTTGCCATCCGCTAGCAACTCCGTGACCTTGTGTACCGTCTGCTGGGCCGCCGTAGCCACGATTAAGAGCTTGTCCACCACCTTCCCCGTGACGTGAGGCAGGGCTTCCGTAAGGACCAGTATGGTGACTTGAACCGCCACCACCGCCTCCGATACCTCCAGAAGCGTAACCAAAACCGATATGTGCGCCACCGCCGCCACCGCCGCCCCAATATAGTTCTTGACCAAGAATATTACTAGCCATTCCTGGGCCACCTTTGATACTATCTCCGTTCCACCCATTTCGACGATTATTAAAAGTATCGCTCATTGTTCCGCCAGGACCACCTGCGCCACCGCCACCGCCACCTTGGTGACAGTTATCGCCCTGCGCATTATATCTTACACCAGAACCACCTGGAAATCCTTGACCTGCGATACCTAGACCTCCGTGACTTTTGATTCTACTATCAGTGCCGTCACCTGTATTTGAGCCACCGCCTCCGCTTGCTCCGCTTTGTCCAGAAGTTGGGCTTGGCCAACCTCCGCCACTGCTATGAGTCCAACTTCCACCACCGCCTCCGCCACTAGCAGTGATACCATTAAATGTACTACTTCCGCCACCGCCAGATGAATGATTAGCATTTGATCCGCCACCGCCAACGTTCACTGGGTATGGTGTTCCGGCTGTTACTGGATAGTTACGTTGATAGACAACGCCGCCCCCGCCTCCGCCCCCGCCCCAGGTGTTTCCAGCGCCTCCACCACCGCCTACAATTAATACTTGAATGTTACCAGTAAAACTTGGTGTAAATGTACCGCTACCTACACTAGTGAACATATGAACAATATTTTGACGATTGTAAGCGATTGTTTGTCCGCCAGTGCCTACTACACCTTGACTATAACCAGTAACGGGACGCCAGTAGTTTCCATCGGCAAATTCTAATGTATTTTGACCGTTAGCGGTATTAATACGCATCTTAGCAAGTCCTTGAGCCGTAGATGTTGAATTAGATGGAAATATTAGTCCGTCGGTTGAATTAATCGTAGTATTTTGAAGTGTTGCCATTTATGTTCTCTTTAATATTTTACAATAACAATACCGTTAGCGCCGGCACCACCGTTGAATCCAGATCCAGAATAATTATAAGCTAGACCTCCGCCGCCACTACCAGTGTTTTGTCCAGCTTGTCCACCTGAACTTTGTCCTGTAGCACTTTGTCCGGCATTCCAAGCAAATCCGCCGCCTACACCGTCATATGTTCCAGTGCTAGGATAACCAATAGGACTTCCTGCGTTGTGGTGAATATTTCCGCCACCGCCACCGCCAATACCTCCAGCTGCAGCACATTGTCCATCACCATAGTGAGCAGTACTTCCGCCACCGCCTGCCCAATACAATGTATAACCTAAAATATCGTTGGCAGCTCCTGGACCGCCGTGGCCAATGCCACCAGAATGAACATCATCTTTAGCATTGCCGCCAGGTCCGCCTGCTCCGCCACCGCCACCTGTACGGTGCATATCTTGGCCTTGGTTATTATATCTTACTCCAGATCCGCCTGGAAAACCTTGTCCTGTAACACCACGGCCGCCCATATTACGGTTACGACTGTCGTTAGTTCCGTTGTTACTATTGGAACCACTTCCTTGTGATCCGCTACAAGCGCCACCACCAGAACCCCCTGGTTGTGCCGCATTACTATCCCAGTCGCCGCCGCCGCCGCCACCATAAGCAGTAATAGAACCAAACGCACTATTTGATCCAGTAATACCTGGATTAGGAAAACTTGGAGTTGGTGCTCCTGCTCCGACACTTAACGGAATACCAGTACCAGCTGATACAGGATAAGTACGGTTATAAACCATACCGCCTCCTCCTCCTCCGCCGCCTAAGTGAGTACCGCCTGAACCGCCACCTGCAATTACTAATACTTCTACAGTACCAGTAAATGTTGGAGTGAATGTTGCTCCGCCTGTACTTGTGAATATGTGAGTTACTCCATTACCGCGTCCTGTATTTGACGTAGCATATAAAATTTGGTCGCCGCCGGTTCCAATAGATCCTTTACTTACACCAGTAAGTGGTCTCCAACCTACTGAATCATAAAATTCAATAAGGTTATTATCCGAATTAACACGAATAGCGCCTGCGGTGTTTGTAGATCTTTGGCCAGTGGATCCTACTGGAAGATATAAGAATCCATCTTGACTAAAACTTGTTGTTTTTAACTGTGCCATTTATTGTTCTCTTATTAATATCTTACGACTACAATGCCAGAACCGCCGTTATTTCCGCCGCCTCCGCCTCCGCCTCCGCCTCCGCCAGTATTTGCGCCACCTGCGCCACCGCCGTTGCCGTGTGTGCCGTTATTGCTAGCATTGCCGCCTTGGTTAAGAGCTTGTCCGCCGCCTATACCTGAGCTCCATGCCAATGATAATCCTGGATAGTAATGACTTGCGCCACCACCACCACCACCTACTCCGCCGTTTCCGCCGCCGCCATCGCAAATATGTGGTCCGCTTGCGCCACCGCCTCCCCAGTAATATACTTCACCCATAATATCACTAGCGGCACCTGCTCCGCCAACTGTTGCTGAACGGATATTGGCATCTTGCGAATCGCCGCCTGGTGCTCCAGCTCCGCCACCACCACCACCGTTGTGAGTATTTTCGCCGTCATCGTTGTAACGAACTCCGGCGCCACCTGGGAATCCTTGTCCACTAATTCCACGGCCACCACTACAACGCATACGGCTACCGTCAATACTAGTATTTCCCCCGCCTCCGCCAGATCCACCGATATATCCAGTTGTTGCGCCTGCGCCACCGTTTGGTTGTCCGCCATTATCCCAATAGCCTGAACCGCCTCCGCCGTAAGCTGTAATAGAACCAAATGTGCTGTTACCGCCGTTTCCAGGGTTACCACCACCGCCACCAACGTTTAACGGAATACCAACGCCTGCGGTTACGGGATATGCTCTATTAAAGACAACTCCGCCTCCACCTCCGCCTCCGGCCCAACCGCCACCAGATCCACCACCGCCACCAACTACTAATACTTGTACATATCCAGTAAATGTTGGGGTAAATGTAGCACTAGTTACGCTGGTAAATTGATGCATAATACCGCTACCATCTTTAGTAACAGTAATAGCATCACCGCCTGTACCAATACTACCGCTACTGTATCCAGTAACTTGGCGCCAATTTGTACCATCGTAAAATTCTACCAGCCCGAAGGTTGTATTATATCGAATATATCCTTTAACCGGACTACCTGGACGATCAGTTGTTGGGCCGCTAGGTAGTGTTAAATCGGTAAAACTTGTTGAGCTTCCGCCTAGTAGTGTTGCCATTTTACTTAATACCTTTAGTTTTTTTCTTACCTTTTAATTGATCAATTTCTGCTTGAAGTGTCTTAACACATTCAATTAGATAAGCACTGATCTTAGTATAATGAATACCATAAGGCTTACCTTTTTCGTCTAGAGCAACTAAATCTGGAGCAAATTTATAAACATGTTCAGCGATTAAACCAGCTTCATGTTTTTTATTATCTTTACGATCGTACGTTACACCAGTCAAATTTAATATAGCGTCTAAAGCACCTGTAATAGGACTAATATTTTCTTTAAATGCTATACTAGAAGTTTCAACTAAACCAACAGTATACAATGTACCAGCAATACCAACGCCGCCTGAAAATAATACAGATTGTCCAGAAGTAGCACTTGAACCTTGTGTACCATTAGTAAATGTTGTTAAACCGCTAGATGATAAAGTAGTAAATTTACCTGCCGCCTGTGTAGTTGCGCCAATTGATATATTATCCATTGTACCAGCAGTTGCTGGGTTAATAACTACGTTACCAGTACCAGATGGACTAATTGTTACACTGGCGTTTGATGGACTTAGTGTAACAGTACTGTTAGCACCCAATGTTGTGAATAAACCAGTACCGCGGCTAGTAGCACCAATGCTACTAAAGTTTCCTGCTGCCGGTGTTGAGCCGCCAATAGTTACGTTATCCATAGTTCCTGTAACGCTACTTGGGGCGATAGTCAAACCGCCTGTTGGACTAATTGAAACTAGTGCAGCTGGGCTTAATGAAACTGTTGAACTAGCTGTTAGTGTACTTGCTGCAACACCACCACCGTTTGCCGCAGTGATAACATAACTAGCACCATCGGAAGCTAATGTTATTGCAGCACCAGCAACTATAGTTTGTATTGAAGATCCGCTTGAACCTTTTCCTAAAAAAGATCCAGCTGGAGTTGTTAACGTAATTGATCCAGATGTGTTATTGAAAAAAGTTTGTGTCTGGCCGTAATATACTGTAGGATCCGGAATAGTTACAGCAGATGTTGAACCAGTGAATTCTGTAAATTGACCGGCGCCTGGGACAGTAACAGATGTGTTACTGCTAATCGACGTTGTCGGTAAGACGGTATTATAACGTGCCATATTTTATCTCTCTTATGTTTCTAGTTCTTATTAGGTTGTTGATGTTTCAATTCCGTACACACATGCATTAACTGTGGTAGCTGAACTGCACAATGCTACTACGCTGTAACCAGCTTGTAATACAAGACCAGTACGCTCAAAAACACCATAACCTACGATTGTAGTTTGTTGCTCGATCCACTCGTTTGCGTTTGGTGTAGTACTGCTTGCCAATGCTAATTTAATAGTTACTGCTGTTGCGCTTGTGTTAGTCAACGAAACGTTGAACACCGCGTAGTTGTTGTTCGGTACTGTATACAAAGTTGTGTTAGTTGTACCTAACTGTATACCAGTACCGCCTAGATTTAATCTACCTGTTGCCATTTGTTATTTCTCCAAAAATGTTATCGTTGGCTAAAGAATGCTAGAGCAACAGGTGCCCCGTCAATTCCGCCCGTAAACAGCATCTTACTGCTTACGTATATTTGATTGCCTGATGTATTACTTATCGTATTGTTAGCAATATATATCTGACCCGAAGTAATAGTATTTACGTTCAAACTACTTGATCCACCACCAATTTGGGCTGTAATATATGCTTTAATTGCTTTCTGCGTAGGTAATACGTTATCGCTGTTAGCTGTAAAGTATGGGTCAGTACTAAATTGTGTAATTGTAGCTGAACCAACTCCTAAACTAACCGCACCAAGTGTCAAACTCTGCAATCCAGCTAAGTTAAACGCACTAGCGTTCAATGTAGCAGTACCAGTTGACTGTTGAACTCCGAACAAG